TCCATGAACGTGTAGTCCGTTGGACTTACGACAGGTAACTGCACTCCGGGCCCAACTCGATTAATGGCTCCAATGCGTTTGACGACTTTGATGGGGGGAAGAGTCGAGAAGGCAGTATGATCCCGGATGGAATCGTGCTGCGCTTTGATTTCATCTTGATCCGTGTGTGCAAGCTCAGGAACGCCGCGAGTATCAGTAATGGCACGGCGGATGCACTCACGACGGAACTCCACAAACGGATACTCTCCGTGCGCGTAATCAAGCCTTTCATGGATAGCATACGAAATTTTTTCTTTCGGATGATCTACGGCAGCCTGCGGGCAGATAACCGTGTAGTAGATGCACGGAGCCTTGCCGTCCAGACTCTTGGTGTAGCAGTACACCACCTCAATCATGTTTTGATAGTTAAGGCCGTTGTATACAAGAAGCTCCGTGCTTGGCAGGATGTTCGTGTTGTACATTGTGCTGCTCTTGCCAGCCATCTGCACAGCCAGCTCTACCCAGTCTTTGTTCCAGCCTTCAGTGGTAATCTTCTCGCGAATCTCCACTTCAGACATCCATGTCCGGCGGAAAATTACACGGGATCGCTGGAGGTCTGCCGTTTCAGGCGGAACAAGAACTTCATCCCAAGGCTTAAGAGCAATAATCTCAGGCAAGTTTTTGCTAATATACTCTTCATCTCTAGAGGATACTCCAGTAGTGGCAAGTTCTTTAACCATTCGCTTTGCCTCGCGAGCGGATAGCCCCGGCATTGTAGCCTCCAGAATAGCAGCAGCCTCATCAGACTGTTGCATGATCAAGTCTGGCAACTGCATGAGCGTCGGGCTTTGCGACTGTTGCGCCAAGGCCACAATTTCATTCATCGTGACAGGCTGTTCGCGCTTGCTGATGTTCTGTCTCCAGCCCACAAAGAAAGCCGTCCAGCCGTACTGAAAAGCGTACTGTGCGCCAAGCTCAGCCTCCCTGCGCAGCTCCAGCGGCATCTTATTGTCGCGAACCCAATGCAAAAGCGTTGTGGCTATGCCGCTAATCGACATATCCTGCATTTCAACCTCGCTTGCGCGAATCGTTGCACGCTCAAATGCCGTTACCAGTAGCGACGAAAGCTCGTTGCAGGTAGAATCAATTAAACGGTTGCGAACGTCACTCGCCCCCTCAAACGGCCATGCCGGGTCACCCTCGTTGCGAAGGTTGCTATGCTTCTTGCCGTCGTCACTCTGGCCTGCCCACCGTGCAAAACGCACATCATCGAACTTGATCGTCAGGTTACCCTGCGTCGAGTTGATCATGGCACGATTGTATTCGCTCAACAGATCCCCAACGTCGGGGACATTTGTTGCAATAGCCAGAGGATCTGAAGAAGCTGAATACATAGAAAGATAAAGTTCAATAAGAGCCGCTTTGAGCCATTTGCCTCATTTGCTTTTCCCATTGTTCACCGCCGAAGTATTGTGGCTGCATAACCACCATATATCCTAAGGCGTCAATTGGATCTTTACTAGCACCTTTTTGTCCATCTTGTCCAGTCCATTCCTTTAAACTGTAAATCAAGTTCTGACAACGCTCATGCACCATTAACTTGGGATGGTTTACACCTTTTTCCATTGGTTTTTCTCTATCCCATGACAAAAGATCATTGATTAACATCACCCGCTCTTCAATTGGCATGGCGGCGGCAGGAGTAAATATAAGTGGATTATCTGTCTGATTAAGCAAGTCCAACACTGTAACACCCCCATCACGGGTGATCGTCTCCGTGCCAGCCGTCCTTGGGTCAATCCAACGGTCAACGATCATCTCGCGCCGGTCGCCAGCCGTCTCCAGGCTCCAGATCAAGTCCGTATACTCGTTCACCCCGCGACCTGCACCCGCCTTCTGTGCCGGGCCAGCTCGACCGTCGGCCTTGTCACTAGGGAGCGCCCATTCCCCGTAGCTTTGGTCGGGCCATTCACGGTAGACCCAAAGTATACCGTATTTATCCACCCTACCCCAGAGCATGAACCAGTTCCGCGCCCCGGCAGGGTCAACGGTCATGTAGTTGCTTCCTTCGGGGATCAAGTCTTCCGGCTCCCCCTTCCACAGGTTGTGGTCACCAAACATGGGAAACTCGGAGCCAGCCGTCTGATCTGCCCAGCCATAAGCGCGGATCTTGATGTCGTGGCTGGAGCGCCCCGAAAGCTCCTGCTTCATCCGTTCCCAGTTGTTGTACGGGTTAAGCTCGGTATGATACCAGATGCAGGCGTGTCGTCCGTACAGGTTCTCGGCCATGTAGGGCATCTCACCCTTGGGTACGGTAAGGACGTTGCTATTGGGCAAGAGCGGCGAGGGGCGGCTGACGGTGACCTTGGTACTGTTGATGTACTCCTTCACGACCTGGGTGTACCCTTGCACCGGCGTAAAGGTGACGATCAGCTTGCCTGAGCGTGTCACAAGCCGGTAGCGGAGGGTCTCCAGCCAGTTCTGCGGGACAAGCTCGTCGCACCAGACGTAGTCCACCTCGCCACCTTCGACCACCTTAATGTCCTGGGCATAGTTCAGGAACCAGATCTGGTTGCCCATGTACACCGCCGTATTGTCGCTAAAGCCGTTCTTTTGGCTAAAACTAATTTGCGTATGATTAGTACGTTTAATGTTGCGAATCTCTGGTGGAAGGTACTTATAGAATACGTTCTGCTGTGCTGACACGCTGGTCATGTGGGTCGTGTGCAAACACCAGATGCGGATGTTGCGTTTACCCTGGCGTTCCTTGATCCAGTCGGGTGTAGTGCCGGACAGGTCAGTGCCGATGAACGCTTGAGCCATCCGTTTGGCTGCGTACTCGGTTTTTCCTGAATTGTGATGGGTTATCGCCGCATGTATGTAGTTATGATATACTGGGACGGTGAAATCCCACACAACGTCATTCCGTATAAATTGCACTGACTCTATCTTAAGGTCTTCACATGGATGAAAGAGCTCAGAGCTGGTAGACAGCTTTGAAATAGGCATCCACGTTTTATCTTTGCACAAAACAAGGTGTGCCCCTGAGCAAACAACCGATGTGCCAAGGTTTGTCTTTACCTCAAAGAGATCCGCATTTTCTTTCTTGAAAGGAACCTCAGCCTCAGCCACCACAACCTGCCCGGTTGATTCATCTATGGCCAGAACATGAAACGGCTTGTTGATGGCATCTACGCGCAGCTTCTTGCCGGTCTTGGCATCTGTGATCTCCGTCTCCCCAGCCAGGCATCTATTCCCGCCAAGGATGACCGTCTCGTTAAAACGGTTGAGCAGGCTGTCCGCGTCGGGCCAGTGCGCCAGTTCGTGGCCATAGCGCATCGGATCGTTCTGTTCAGCCTTAATCTTGTTCTCCCGCATAAGGAACAGATCAAGCACCTTCTCCGGGCCAATGTTCTGGATCATAGCCAACCTTTCCCGCTTATTAGGCGCAGGCAGGATTGGATGATCCTCCAGCTTGTAGGCTAAAACTTTCTCGATAATTTCCTGATTTTCTTCATTCATAGTGTTGACGTTTTTCCACGATGCCCTATATTTGTTGTGTCGTCAAATAGGCGACCGTGTACCCTCTGCACCACCTGAAACATCGGACGCACAGGCGATTAAATGGTTCCAGCTATCCCTCTTGAGCTGGATTAAACATCTGCATCGGTCTCAAAGTTGCAGAGTACTGACAGTCACGCCTACGAGAATGGCAAGAGTTTCCCGAACGGGTAGCCATCACTCATGACTGTAATTGCGAAACGAAACGACGACACTTATACGGATCGTTAAGTCTCATTTCTGTATAGTACTCCCCCAAGATAGGCAGTAATGCTGAGTCTTGGGGGTACTATGCTCACTCGCAACTCTCCTTGCCGGATTGTTTATCTCCCACGGTGAGCAGCAGCTTCTGCTGCGAGAGTGATAAGCTGGCGCTTCGACAGTTATCACGGCAACACGAAGCTAGAGCAAAAGAAAGTCACTAGAGAAGGGGAATATCACTAGTGACTAAGAACTTGATCTCAGCTTAAGAACAGATGATCCAAAGTATAGCCAACTCAAAGGTGTTAAGCTGCATCTCTTGCGCGTTCACCAGGCTTAAGCACCACTTAAGCGCGATATGCAGAACATAACCTGCGCTTAATGCGAACATAAGCGACTTAAGCTTGCTCTTAAGCCTTTCGAGCTTGTCATATACCGCCAACTTGTCCTTGAGCGTCATCTTATGCATAGCGTCTTGTTCTTAACCCGAATGATTTGACCGCACTTAAGATTGAGTCCCTTGAGCCCCACAAACACTTGTTCCTCCTTGTCCGTCTGCACCCAGCGCCGGTTCGGATACAACCTGACAATCTTCTGCTCCACACTTACCCCACTCTGCACAGGTTCCGCAACATGGGGCGCTTCTACTTGAGCCGGCACGTCCGCTTGCGGCTCAGAGGCGCTTTGCTCGGCCACTTCACCGGGCAGCGTGCCATCCAACAGGTCGCTACGATAGATGCGCTTGAAGCTGCGAAAGCACTTCCGCTCGATGTAGTCCTCCCCGAGCTTGTACGACATGGGCCGATACGCCGGACCAAGATGCTGCTTAACCGTTTTCTCGCTTAGTGTGTACTTGATTGTCATAGTGACACCAACGGTACACTAGCGCAGTGTAGCGTGCAAGGCGGGGAAAGAGAAAGCCCGCTACGCTCCTCAAGGCGCAACGGGCTTAGTGTGGCCAACGTGCGCCCCAGAAGGGAAACACGGAAGCCGAGGTGTCTTGGACGACGTAGGGGAATGTAGCATGGCGACGGGTACACGCAAGCGCGAAGGGGGCCAGTTGGCGAAAAAAAGTCTGAGGGGGGGAATGCGTCGCCGTCGCCGTCGTAATAACAGGTCGGCCCCCCGCCCCCCCTATCGCCGGTTTTACAGAGTAAAAACCCCGTTCCATATGACGTACATAGTATTCAGTTATTGGCAAGGTGCTCGAGCTCAACGGCTTACAGGGGTCGGCTAAACGTAGGGTGTCGGGATCGTCAAAACGTGCGTCGGGGAACGTCAAAAGGGCGATGCTGGGACGATGGGCGGGCGTACCGGGCGCGGGCGCGGGCGCGCGGTGCTTTCGTGTGACGCTGGGGGCGTAACGCATTTTCTTCACCTTATTGCAACTTACTTGCACTACGCTAACGCAACTCACTTGCAATAGCGCCGCCGCTTTCGCTCTCGCCGTACCACAGTCGCGACAGTCGCGAGCTCGCCAAGCTGTCACACTCATGCTTTTTTCTTTGCCCATCTTCTCTTTTTTATTGCCACGCTATACCGAAACGCTAGTCTCGCCACTGTTAGTTCAACCTTAACCAACCCAACTCAGCTTATGAACGTCCACGATATGAACGCCTTAGAGTTCGCGGCTTATACCCGCTTGTGCCTTTTCCTTCTTATGGGAGGATGCGCGCTTATAACCGCAACCCTTTGGCTTTCAGTCTATTTCGACTACCGCAAAAGCAAGCAAAAATAACCTCAGCAACCTAACACACTACAAACACGCAACATATGAAACTCACCCTCTCACAACCATCAAAGATGCCTTGCCAAGGCTGGTCAGTACCCGCTTTAGCATGCAAAACGGGCAGTAAGCTCGCTCAAGTCGCTGGCTCTGTATGCCATGGCTGCTATGCCTTATCCGGCTTTTATCGCATGCCTAACGTGCAGCGTGCCTTGCAAGAGCGTCTCGCCCTAATGGACTCGCCCCAATGGGTGCCAGCGATGATCGAAAAAATCCGCAGTACAGAGAAAAGCGGATATTTTCGATGGTTCGATAGTGGCGACTTACAGTCTCTAAAAACGCTCAAAAGTATCGTTCGCATTGCTCTAGCGTTGCCTGAAATACAATTCTGGCTCCCGACTAAAGAGTATGGGATTGTCAGTGAGTATTTCGAGCTCTACGGCCCGTTTCCAGCTAACCTTACTGTGCGTCTTTCCGCTTACATGGTAGATAAAGCTGGCCCTAACAGTCTCGCGCAGCATATGGGCCTTACCACCAGCGAAGTCTCATCAACGGAGGGGACCTGTCCTGCGCCTGCGCAGGGCAACAAGTGCGGCGACTGTCGCAACTGTTGGGATAAGAGCGTTCAAACGGTCACCTACAGACTCCATTAATGAAAACCGCCCTCTTTTCCATCGTTTCACGCTGTAACGTAGCAGACTCGCACCGAGAGGTGCTCTGCTACGCTATAAGCCGTCTAAAACCCGAATTTTGGCAAGCTCAGCGCCTATCCTGGCGAGTACAGTTTGCGCGCGCTTGCCGCGAGTTACACACCGAAAACCGTCGTTTATATCGGGACATCATGAGAGGCATACTCTAACCCCTTGCCAAGCAATCGCCCCTAGGTTCAGCGCCTAGGGGCTCTTTTGCGCCTTTTCCCTATGCCTTAACCTTCTCCGTTTCAACCTTTTCTAGTATCTTTGGTCTGAAAGGCGCCGTCTTTTGACGCTTTTTCGCACCAATACGCACCCATACCCAGCACCCGCATCGTCGCATCACCCAGGCCGTTTTCGGCTCTCGATTCCCCAAAGCAAAAACCTTTTTTGAAATTTGAATTTAGAAAACCAATTTTGATTTTGAAATCCGAGTTTAGAATTTAAATTTGAAATTTGAATTTGAAATTCGGATAAGCAAAACCAAAACCAACACACACATGAAAAACCGATACCCCGCCAATTGCAGCGAATGCTGCACCACTGTGCCAGCCCAGGCCGGCACTCTCTCCCGTACCCGCCGTGGCTGGGCCGTCCTCTGTCCTGACTGCACAGCCGGAGCTGAACCATCCAGCGACCTTAACGAGGCACTCGCCTGGTCGCGCGGCAACGCAACATCCTACGGCGTCGTCACGTCCTCAGGCTGGCGTGGCATCCGCAACCGGGCTGGGCGCTGTGAGGACGCGCCATGCTGTGGGTGCTGCGCGTTTTGAAAACCAAAATCAGAAAACCAAAATCAAAATCCATGAATTCAAACATGAAAACTATCTGTCGGAAAAACGGTGCCGTATCCCTTTGGAACATTCTAGAGGGTCGACGCTGCACCTATCGGAGCGTGGTGCCGCCCGCAGTGATGGCCACTCTATCGGATGAGGAGCGCCGAAGAATCATCACGCACCTTGCTAGAGTTTCAAGTCGTCAACCTTAAATTCAAATTGAAATCCTAAAAATGAAAACACGTTGCCACCTCATCAACATCGACGGACTTTGGAAGATTGAACCTTTGCCACCTGCGGAGGGTTCCAGCAAGTGGTGCTTTATCGAGGCAGATGCTCATCTGTGGGCGAAGAAATATAACCTCAAATTGATCCGGGCTCGGTGGTTGGATACCGACCGCAATCTTGAGGCTTTTCCTAAGATGCAGGACGCTTAATTCGCGCCCATTCCGCGCACCTCGCTAGCAACCTGGCGCAAGCTCTGGATCAGCACCCGGAGCCTCTGCGCCAGCGTGACCTCACGCTTGTGCGCCAGCGCGTACATGGCCCGCCACTTCGCGGCCTCCTGCGCGTAAAACTCTGCCTCCTCTTCTAGAGCCTCGCAGTCCTCGCACATAGTTCGCTCTCTAATCGTGCGATGCGGACGTGCTGCGCTTGGATCACGCGCCAGTACCGTTCGGTCAGATCACGCAGGTCGAGAACCTCGTTGGCTAGGTCGGGTTGCTTTCGTGAAACCAGTTTTGAAATTTGATTTTCAATTTTGGAATTTGAATTTGAAATTTGAATTTCAGATTCTACCTTGCAATTTGGAAGGCTGACTCCGAATTTACAAGCCATTGCGTCACTCGTTTTCAAGCGTTCCAACATGGTCTTGTGCTTTCGGCGGCTTAAGGGCCGCCATGAAAGCGGCAGAGATGTCCTGGTTCGTGTGGAGATGGACGTGCTGGTGCAGCGCATCCGGGGTCTTGTTCTTCTCCA